CTAATGGCCCTCAGCAGTTAGATGGGGATGAGCATTTATCTCTTGAGGATACAGGAATGGTTGTTCCAGCTACCGAAGCTGCTAATATCCAAGATATTCCGCTTTATGAGTTTGATAAAGAGGTAGAATTACCGAATGAGATGGATATTTATGAGGAATAGGGCTATTTCGCATTATAAGGCGATTCTAGGGCATATCTGCCTTTGAGTAGTACTATCTATCCAAAAAAGGGTAGAGTGTCTTAAAACGCTTCTAAATGCCCTTTAATTAGATTGCATGAATTTTTTAGAATTATTCATGCAGATTTGCCAAAGTCGGTAGTGAAACTCGGACAATATCCGAATTAGTGTCACCAATTTATATAAATATGTGACAAAGTAAGGGGTAATTCGGTTATATCTTGTAACATATAAAAGGTAAAATTTGTTAAAAATAGGTGCAAATGAATATAAATGGGCGCAAAGTAGTAGTAATACTACCCTATTAGCAAAAAATGTAAACTCTGCAAGTTTTGATAGTGTTCACGAAACCGTGAACGGAGATAAAAAATGAACTGTTGTATAAAATGCAACGATTAAAATTATAAAATCCTGTTGTACCTAAATTATAATAATCTGCTTTAAAGTAACATATAAATATTCTTATTTTACTTTACTCAATGGACTGAGTAAAATTACTCAATCAAAAAAGTAAAGCTATAGCTTGACAAATGAGCCGTAAATGATTGATAAACGGCTCAAGAATGATTGATAAAGTGCCTTATAAAGCACAAAAGCATATCAGAATGTGCATTTTATGACGCATTATGCACTTATTAGTGTCAAATAATGCACTTTATGGTGCATATCCCCTACTTTACTATAAAACCAAAAGGATTAGCTTTGTCTTGAGCAAACCAAAATTTTTAATTTATTTCTATGGAAGTAACCACCAATGTTGTCTTTGAAGTACTAAACAACTCAAAGAAGAGAATCTCTGTTATGCAAGGAGGTACGAGGTCAGGAAAGACTTACAATGTGCTTACCTGGTTTATAGTAAAGCTCCTGCAAGAAAGAGGTAAAACCCTAACAATTTGCCGTTCATCCCTACCAAGCATCAAGGGATCAGTCATGAGGGATTTTATTGAGATACTATCAAAGTATAAACTTTACTCGGAAGAGAAGCACAACAAATCAGAGAACTTATACTTCCTTAATGGCAATACGGTAGAGTTTGTTTCTACCGACCAACCGCAGAAGATTAGAGGTCGTAAAAGAAATTACCTGTTTATAAACGAGGCAAATGAGGTAAACTACGAATCTTGGATGCAGTTAGCCCTAAGAACTACGGATAAAATCGTACTTGACTATAACCCTTCCGATTATTACTCTTGGATTTATGATAAGGTCATTCCTAGGGAAGATACCGACTTTACCATCACGACTTACAAGGATAATCCATTTTTAGATAAAACCATTATTGCCGAGATTGAAAGATTGAAGGATGCTGACCACGAATACTGGAGAGTTTACGGATTAGGGGAAAGAGCAATTAGTGAAGCTACGATTTATAGCCATTGGAGAAGAAGAAGGAACTTTCCTGAAGGTGGAGATGTTTTCTACGGCCTTGACTTTGGTTATAACAACCAGACTGCCCTTGTAAGGTGTAAGAACTTCGATGGTGACATTTATGTCGAGCAACTGATATATGATACCAAGATGTCAACCTCACTCCTAATAGACCGCTTAAAGTCTATGGGGCTATCTCGTAGAGATGAGATATTCGCAGATGCTGCCGAACCTAAAACAATAGCCGAGGTAAATAAAGCAGGGTTTAATTTAAAGTCTGCTACTAAAGATGTGTTTGCAGGAATTAATAAGGTAAAATCATTTCCGCTATTTATAAAATCAGAATCCTTAGATTTGTTAGATGAGATTAAAAACTACAAGTGGAAAACGGATCATGATGGCAACACAATGGATGAGCCTGTTAAGTTTCGTGACCACTTGATGGATGCCATGCGTTATGCTATATACTCAAAATATGCGAAAGCAAAGAGAGGATGGGTGGTTTAGAATGGTTTAGACTAAAAATTTGTTACTTTTGTAAAAATATCATATAGTGAAGTTAACGGACATACTAAGTGCGGTTAATCCTTTTAAACAAAAGGCAGCCCCTAGAAAAAATACGAACCTTAATAACCCATTTGGTGATTTTGGTGGTTTAATAGGCGGTAGAACGCTTTACCCAAATTTAGACTATGCCAAGTTCGTACAGGATTACGATAACAATAGCGAAGTCTATTCTATCATCAAGCGTATCTCAAAAACAATCTCTACAGTTCCATTTTATGTTTATAAGGTTAAGAGTAAAAAAGACTTGAACACTTATAAATCTATGATGGCTAACGCATCAAGCGGAGCAGATATTGCTCGTGCTGAGTTATTAAGGATTAAAGCAGTTGATGAGATTGCTGATAGTCCGCTAAACAAATTATTAGAAAGACCGAATCCCTATCAATCATTCTCTGAGTTTATTGAGAACATCATTGGTTATAAACTTATTACAGGTAACTCTTACATATGGGCTAATAGATTAGCTAGTGGTAAGGTTGCTGAACTTGTTACTCTCCCATCCCAATATGTCGCTATCATTAGCGATGGTACTATCAATGGGGTTGAAGGCTACTCTTTCACATTAGTTGGGTGGGATCAGTTGGATGCTAAAGATGTAATCCACTTAAAATACTTCAACCCCTACTTTAACACTAATGGACAACAATTATATGGATTATCGCCTTTACAAGCTGCTTACAGAACTGTTCAACGCAGTAACGATGCTAAGGATACCTCTGTAGGTATGTTGCAGAATCAAGGGCCTAAGGGTATCTTGTATGCAGATGAATCAAATGATTTCGGCCCTGAACAAGCTGGTAAGTTAAAAGAAGATTTCTACAATCAGTACGGAACTAAAACGCAAGGAGGCATTATTCAAAATGCTGGTAAGATTTTAATTGCAGGTGCTAAATTGGGTTGGGTTAATATGGGATTATCTCCTGTTGACCTTCAGTTGTTAGAATCAGAGAAGATTACACTTCGTGAGTTGTGTAATGTGTACGGAGTTAACTCTGCTTTGTTTAATGATCCTGATAACAAAACTTACAATAACATGAAAGAGGCTAAAAAGGAAATGCTTACTCAAGTAGTACTTCCTGAATTAGTTTTAATTCGTGATGCGTTCAATAGATTCTTTGAAGGTGAAATTGGACAAGGTTACTATATCGATTTTGATATTACTGTGTTCCCAGAGTTGCAAGAGGATATGAAAGAGTTATCTGCTATCCTTTCTCAATCATGGTGGATTACACCTAACGAAAAAAGACAAGCAATGAGATACGATACTGTTCAAGATGATGTCATGAACTCTATCTTTATACCTGCTGGTTACTTACCTATTGATGAGTTAACAATGTTGCAGAATCCAAGAGATGCTCAACAACAAGGAGATTATAATTTGCCTCCTGTAAAATAATATGGATGTCCAAGATATTACAACCTTCTCAGCAATTCAATTTGCAACAAACAATAGCGAGGAAGTCAATAACAGAGTTTAGGCCCAAAATACAAAAGGCCTTACAAAGTGATTTTAACAAAGCTGCGGAGTTGGTAAAAGAGATGGGGGTATTCCAACTAGCAAACTATAACAAGACATTTTTCAATCAAGATAAGATTAGCAATATTTTACGAACTTTGTACGAAGGTACTGGTGGTTATACTGCTATGAGGTATCAAAAGATATTTGACAAGGATAAGAAAGCGGAAGATTTTGACCTTGATCCGTTAAACATAATGGATGAGTGGTTAGCGTTTATGTTGTCGTACTGGGTTTCAATTAGTGGCCCAAAAATGTACGGAATACAAAATACAACGGATAACGAGATAGCAAGGATACTAAATAATGTTATTGCTTATGGAAGGGCTAATAACCTTTCTACAAACGAAACAAACGCAATGGCTATTCAGCTTCTTAGAGAAGGGAAGATAAATGTTTCAAGGAGTTTATTAATAGCAAGAACGGAATCTCATCAAGCTTTAAGCACAGGTGCGATTGGGGCAACACAAGGAATTAATATACCTTTGCTAAAACAATGGGTTCACTCTGAATATGTTGGTAGTCCAAGAACTTGGCATCTAGCATTAGATAGGCAAACGAACCCTGATGATGGTGGAGTAAGAATACCTGTGAATCAACCATTCATGGTAAACACTCCTAACTACGGTGTAATTGAAATGCAATATGCACATGATGCAAGTGGTGGAGCAGCGAATAACTGCAACTGCCGATGCTGCACGGTGTATGTCGCTTAAACAAATAAATATGAGTAATTTTTATAACAAGAAGTCGATTGAAGGTTCTCCAATAGATATGGAGGATGGAAGTAGAGTTATTACTATGTACTACTCTGCTTTTGGTAATGTAGATTCCGATGGTGATATAATCACACCAGGAGCATTTACTAAAACACTAAAAGAAAATGGCCCACAAGCCAAAAATAGAATTTGGCATCTAATGAACCACTCTACAGACAAGCCTATTGCTAAGCCATATGAAATGATGGAAGATGCTTATGGTTTAAGAGCAAGTGTTAAGATACCTAATACGACTTTAGGTAACGACTTGTATGAGTTATACAAAGATGGTCATATCACAGAACATAGTATCGGATTTCAGACTATTAAGTCACAACAGAAATCAGGGTACAATGAAATCAATGAAATAAAATTGTTTGAGGGAAGTTCAGTATTGTGGGGTGCAAACGCTAATACACCAACAGTAGGAGTTAAAAGTCAGATTAAGTCAACTCTAGTTGATGAGATGGGTAAAACCATTAAATCATTGAGAAATGGACATTTTACTGATGAAACTTTTGAGTTGTTAGAACTTAAACTCAAGCAGTTACAACAATATCTATCTGAAATGGAAGATGAAGAGTCAATCTCTCCTGAGCCAACCGCTGAAGAAGCATTGCCAACTGAGGAAGAAGATCCGATGATTTCCGTAGAAATAGAAATAAACAAATATTTACAATCATTTAAAATTTTCAACTAATGGTAGAAGAAATTAAAAGTGCGTTCGAAGGCATTAAATCCGAAGTAAACGGAGCAATCGAAAGTGCGAAGGCTGATAATGCTAGTGCATTAGAAAGCGTAAAGGCTGAATTAGAAGCTACTAAGGCTTCAATTACAGTTGTTAAGGATGAAATCGAAAAATTGGAAGCAAAACAAAATCGTGTTAAAATGAATCAAGTAGAAGTAAAAGGGTTTAATGCTACCCTTGCAGAAGCTATCGAACAAAATGGTGATAGCTTAGCGAAATTAGCTCGTGGTGAACAAAAGCGTTCAAGCTTTATCTTGGACACAAAAGCAGTTGGTAATATGACAGAAGCGGTTAACCTTACAGGTGACATCACTCGTCAATATGCTAATCAAGTATATGCTTTGCCTTCTCGTAAAGTGCATTTAAGAAGTTTATTACCAATCGGTAGTTTATCTCAAGGTTTGTTTACTTTCCCTTACGAAAGTGGTGGAGAAGGTGATCCAGCAGCACAAGTACAAGGAAGTTCTAAAGCTCAAGTTGATTTTGATATTACAATGAAAGATGCAGCAGCTCAGTACATCGCTGGTTATGTTCGTATCTCTCGCCAAATGTTAGATGATATACCTGCTATGACTTCTTTCTTACAATCTCGTTTGTTAGAGAAGTATTTAGTTGCTGAAGATGCTCAAATCTTAAGTGGTAATGGTACTGCTCCTAACTTACAAGGTATCCTTCCTGTAGCTACTGCTGCAACTGGTGCTGCTACTGTAGATGTTGAGCAATTAGTTCAAGCTATTGCTCAGTTAGAAACTTCTAACTATTCTGCAACAGGTATTTTAGTTAACCCAACTGATTGGGCTGCTATCATGAATACTAAGAACTCTGGTTCTGCGTACTCTTTACCTGCTTCTACAGTTGTTACTACTGATGGTAGTGTATCTATCGCTGGTATCCCTCTTTACAAATCAACTGCAATCGCAGTAGATAAGTTTGTAGTAGGTGACTGGTCTATGGGTGCTCAAATCATGCAAAATCAAGGTATCTCAGTTCAATTCTCTGAATTTGATGCTGATAACTTTACAAAGAACATGATTACTGTAAGAGTTGAAGCTCGTATCGCTTTACCTATCTATTACGCAGGTGCGTTTATTTATGGTGATTTTGGTAATGTTGCTTAATCTTTAATTAGATTTACAATACAAGGGATAGCCTAGAAAGCTATCCCTTTTTGTTTACACTAAATTTTAGTTATTTTTGTAAAAATTAGCATAATGCAGATACTAAGAGATGTAACGACTACAGTAGCCCCTTCGGCAACAATAGTTACCTTACAGACCGCAAAGGATTATTTAAGAGTAGATTATAGCGAAGATGATACTTTGATTACTAACCTTATAGAAACCGCTAGGATTAGATTAGAGCAGTATGCTTCAGTTGCTATGACTGCTAGAACCCTAAAGGTAGTAGCTTATGTAGATGAGTTTATAGAGCTTCCCTATGCTCCTATTAACAATATTACATTGGTAGAATATTGGGATGGTGCTGCATGGGTAGCAATGACAGTTGGAGATTATAGGGTTATAGGAGATACCTACAAAAAGGTTTATTTCACTTCCCCTATTATGAGTGACTTTAGATTCACTTATACTTGTGGATATGCCACTACTCCAGAGTCTATGAAAACGGCTTTGTTGAAGATGGTAGGTGATTTGTACGAATATAGAGAATCAAGTGTTGAAAGTTCTAAACCTTCAGCTAACTTAACAACGGCTTACGAACTAATGAAACCTTACAAAAGGGTAAGTATTATCTTCTAATGATAGGAAAATTAAGAAATAGAATCACTTTTAATACTAAAACAAGCGTTTCTGACGATGCAGGAGGGTTTGTGAATACTTTAGTACCATACTACACTTGCTGGGCTGAATTGGTCACTAATACCAATTCTAGGACTAATATAACAGGTAGGGATAGTATTAATGATGGAGCTACATTTAGGATCAGATATACAACAGGCAAGACATTTACTAATGCTCTTGTAATAACTTGGAAGTCAAGGACTTATATGATTAACTCTATTATTAATGAAGCCGACTTGAATCAATATTATTTAATAGGTTGTGCAACACTTAAGTAATGGCTGAAGAAATAAAATTTACGATAGAGGCAAGGAATCTATTTAAGCTACAAATGAGATACGCAGAAGTTGCGGAGCAATTTAAGGCTTATGCGATAAAAAGAATTAATGAATCTGTATTAGCTATTGAAGCTCAAGCAAAGCAACAATCTTCAATAAGTGGACTTAAAAGACTTAACCCAAATTCAAAATATAAAAGAACTGGCAATTTATCTAATAGCATTACATCTACACCATATAACTCAAATACTGGCTATGCTAAAGTAAGTGTTGGTGGCGGATTAGTTAACTATGCCCCTTATGTAGAATTTGGTACAGGTAGAGGATTTGGAATACCTACATATAAATACGGATTGACTCAAAATAGACTAATGAGTTTTGCAGGTCAATTTAAGACAGGAGGGAATAAGAATAATATGCCATATAGGCCATATCTATTCAACTCGTTTGACAAACAATATTCTGCTTTATTTAGAAGTTTAAACAACTTTAAAAAGTAGGCAAAATAAATATAAATATATTTCATTAAATTTGTACCAAAATGAAGGACTGCGGATATACATTAAGGAAAGCTTATTTCGATAAGTTTATCTCGGCTTCCTACTCATTAGCTGCCTATGATACCATAGCACCTGACACAGTAGAACCGCCTTATTTGATTATCAGTAGTCAGACACAAGTGGACAATAGTAATAAACAAAGCTTTGCTTATAATGTTACTATCCAATTTGACATAGTTTATAGGACTTTTAAAGCAGGAGAAGTAGGGCAGAAAACTGTTGATACTTATGCAAATGAGTTATTAGAAATAGTAGGTGTTAGACCACCTAATTATCCTAGTACTGTACCTGACTTTAAAATTGTGACTTGTAAGGTTGCTAGTAATATTGCTACCTTTGACTATGTGGATGAGGCATATGTGTTTAGAAGGGTGATAACAATGAATCATTTCGTGAATCAATTAACATAAAAGAAAAATAAAATAAAATGGCAACAACAAGTGTATTTAACGGAACTTCATTAGTAGTTCTAATTGGAACTGAAGTAATAGGATTCGCAACATCTTGTTCTTTAAGTTTGGCTATTGATGCTCCAGACGCATCTACAAAGCAAAGCTTAGGATGGGCTGATGAGATTGGTGGACAAAGGTCTTGGTCTTTAACAACTGATGGCTTAGCTACAGTCGTTCCAGGAACAGTTGCTACTTATGTAACTACTGCTGAATTAAACGCTTTAGCAATCGCTAGAACTCCAGTTGTAGTTAAATTTACTACAGTAGATAACTCAACAGTTGGTGGTGTAACTCCAGTTACAGGTGATGTGATTTATTCAGGTTCAGCATTTATCGAGAGTGTAGATATGACTGCTGACATGGAGAATCCAGTTACATATTCAGTTTCTTTCAAAGGAACAGGAGTATTAACTATCGCTACTAACGCATAGTAAAAACAAACCAAACAAACCAAACATATGAGAGGACAATTT